CGAAAAGAAAATCGCCCACACCAAATCGATGCTGACGGCCCAGAAAGACTACCGGGCATGGATGAAGGCTCCGAAAACTGCTCTGGCTCAGGAGTTTGCAGACAAGATTTTGGGGCGAGTTTTTGTGCGTGAGCGAGTACCTGGCGAGGACGATGAACCGATGGACGAGGAGATATCGATATGAGCACAAAAGAAGAACTTCGCGCTGCCGCTCCGCAATCGGCGGCTTTTGTGGACGGTATGCGGGAAATCTTTGGACCCGATCTCCGCGTCCTGCGGATTGTCGAGGGCGAGGTAAGCATTGATAAACGCCCCGATTGGTTGAAATCCGTTTCACGCGGATCGGCGCCACCCGCCGGGACGCAGCTAGGAACGCTCCTGCAAGCCTTGCAGCGAGGCGAAAAGCTGACGGTGGCCCAAGCCCTGACGCAGTACGGCTGCTACGCGCTATCGCAGCGTATGGGCGATCTGAAGCGCATGGGCTGGCCTGTGCTGACCGCGACGATTACGACGAACAACGGCAAACGGGTTGCCGAGTACCGCATGGAGGCGAATTGAACCCCATCTGCCCTGTCTGCGAAGAAAGACGCAACGCGGGACAAAACGCTGCACAATGGCCCATCCTGCAAGCGTGGTCCCAGCAAAAGCAATGGCCCATCAACGGGAGCATGACTACGCTGACGGATGAGGAGTGGAAGGACATCCTGACGGCTGCTTTTGAAGGCGAGACTTCCCCACGGATCTCGCCAGGGCTCGAGGGCGGGATGGTCATGCTCGGCAGGAGGACGAGCCGGTACGGTAAAAAACGTTTCTCAGAATGGCTTGATTGGCTCAATGCTGCATCGCATCATGCCGGCATCAAGATACCCGCCCCTGAAAGCATGATTCCATGACAAAAGAGCAGAAACGCTTCCAGAACGCTGTACGAGCGGCTGGCTGCATTGTCTGTCACGGTGAAGGGGTAGAGAGTCCCTGCGAGATTCACCATCTCCTGCGCGGCGGTAGGCGTATTGGCGAGGATTTTGTGCTTGGACTGTGCCAGATTCATCACCGGGGACTGATAAACACGCCCGAAGCGGTTAGTCGGCATCCCTGGCGGCGGGAATTTGAGGCTCGGTACGGGACTGAGATGGAATTAATGGAAAAGACGAGGGAGCTATGCGGCGAGCTGCCAGAGTAGACGGGAATCACGCAGAAATCGTTGATTGCTTTAAGAAACTCGGGTGCAGCGTCCTGTCTCTGGCCCCGTTGGGCGGAGGAGTCCCTGACCTCTTGGTGGCGATAAACGGTATCACATGGCTCGTTGAAGTCAAAATGCCGAACGGGAAAGAAAACGAGTTGCAGATCGAATTTGCCGCTACTTGGAAAGGCTGTCGCTCAATTGTCCGAGACTTGGCAGGAGTTGAATCAACCGTAAAAGCGATGAAATTCGTGGCTTGACATCTATTTTTTGGGAGAATACCCTCAGAAAATGACCGCAACCCTTATTTGCGCGACTCCCCTCGCGTCTGCCCACCGCGCTGGAGACCTCCCCATCCAGACGCGCTGTGTCCGGGGACTGCTGCCCGTGGGCGCAGCTATAGCCCCCGGATTCTTTTGATGACCAGAAAAATTGGTCATGGCTAATTATTTAGCTAACGCAATCCGCTACCAACAAGAAATGGAGGCTGCAACCCGGCCTGTTACCGTTAATGCGTTGATGGCGCAAAAGGCTGAAACGATAAAACAAAATGCGCCAGCAGAAAATATGCTGACGCAATACGCCCAAACAATGCCGCAGAACTGGCAACAGTTTGTGCAGAATCTGGCGCAGGCGTACCCGACCCCGGCAACAGGCGGGACACAAGAGCAAATCATGGGCGCGGTTAGTCAGGCAGCTATGAACGCCGGGCCTGGGATTACTAGCTTAATCAAAGATTGGCGCTGGAGGCCGCTCAAAGATGTTTCAGCAGACTTGAATATAAAAGAGGTTCCAAAATATATTCAAGAGGGATATGGAGCATTTATGGCGGAACAAGCAAAACGGGCGGCGGCGGGTGACTTGGGGGCAAGGGATCTTATAAAGGCTTACGGAATAACACGGAGCAGCGTGAACCGTGCTGGACGGCAAATGTCGGATGACCTTGCAAGCGGGTTTACTCGACCGGAGGGCTATATGTCCGAATGGTTTAGTTCTCCAGCAGGGAAATCGTATTTAGACGCGGCACAAAGTGGGAAAGTGGATTCCGCCGCAATAAATGATTTAGTTCGGCGGTTTCAACCATTTGGAATGTCTCAAGTGCTTGGCAAAGATCTTGAATACGCCGCCCAAAAACTTCCACAAATAAACGGATCAATTAACGATTTAGTGCAAGGTTCCGTTCCTGAATGGCGGAAGTTTGCTCAAGGAATATATGGTATAGGCCCAGCAAAGTCTGGTTTCCTTCCTTCAATGCTTGGGCGCGGTGACATTCCCACACTCGACGCAAGGCAGCTTAATTTGCACACTCTGGACAGCGGAGACAGCGCCAGTAAGTTTATGCGGCGACAAGGTGGCGCTGGTGGCGACCAAGCAGTAGACCGCCTCGCCTCAAGGCAGCAGAAAATGAATCTTGAAATAAGCCCAGAATTGCAGCCTTTCTACCAGCATCTAACGCACCACGCCGTCTGGGACAAGATCGGCAATTCAATTACTACGCATTCAGACATTGTTAAAGCGATGTTAACGGCAGGCATTGCGCCGATTGCTATACCAGGCCTTGTAGAAATCGTCATGCGCGAGAAAGGGATAGATTAAATGAAAAATATTACAAGGCGCAAACAATGACCGCCGCCTGGACGCGCAAGGAAGGCAAAAACCCTGCCGGTGGCCTCAACGCCAAAGGCCGCGCCTCTTACAAAGCCGAAACCGGCGGAACCCTCAAGCCTCCGGTCAAGTCGGGCGACAATCCACGCCGAGCCTCTTTCCTCGCTAGAATGGGCAATATGCCGGGGCCAGAGAAAAAGCCCAACGGCGAACCAACAAGGCTGGCGCTGTCCCTCAAGGCATGGGGCGCAAGCTCCAAGGCTGATGCTAAGTCCAAAGCTGCGGCAATTTCGGCAAGAAACAAGAAATGATGTTCCACGTGAAACGGGACAGCAATTGAAGATTGAACAGGTAAAGCTAGATGCGCTGATTCCTTACGCCAGGAACAGCCGCACCCATTCCGATGCTCAAGTGGCCCAGATCGCCGCCAGCATCAAGGAATTTGGCTTTACCAATCCCGTCCTGATCGACGAGACGGGCAGCATCATTGCAGGGCATGGGCGGGTAATGGCGGCAAGGAAGTTGGCGATTGCTGACGTTCCCAGTATCCGGCTCACCCATCTGACCGACGCTCAGAAAAAAGCCTACGTTATCGCGGATAACAAGCTGGCCCTAAATGCGGGTTGGGATGATGAGATGCTGGCGGTGGAGCTCACCGATTTGAAGGACATGGGCTTTGACCTCGACCTGACCGGCTTTAGCACCGACGAGATCGAGGCGTTGCTGGATGGCGATAATAAAATTGGTGACGAATTAAAAGGTAATTTATCCGACCGTTTTATGATACCTCCTTTTTCTGTGCTAAATGCCCGCGAGGGCTGGTGGCAGGATCGCAAACAGGCTTGGTTGGCGCTTGGTATTAAAAGCGAAGAAGGCCGGGGGGGGGGGCTAATGATGCAGAACCAAGAGGGTCTGCATAGCATTATGAAAACTGGCAAATCAAAAGCAACGGCTGCGCCAGGTGGAAGCAATATGGGTTCCGGTTATAAAAACGGGCAAAGAGAAACTGGCTTGGTTGCCGAAAACGGAACAAGTATTTTTGACCCGGTGCTGTGCGAGATTGCTTACCGCTGGTTTTCTCCGGTAGGCGGGCTAATACTTGATCCGTTTGCGGGTGGATCGGTGCGCGGCATTGTCGCGTCAAAGCTGGGGCGGCAATACATCGGGCACGAGCTGCGCTCGGAGCAGGTGGAAGCCAACCGTGTGCAAGGCGGCGAGTTGTGCGCGAATGACGAGCACCCTCCTGCGTGGATAGCCGGTGATAGTCGCAACATTGATCAAACGTGCGCCGATGTAGACGCTGACATGGTGTTTAGCTGCCCGCCATATGCTGATTTAGAGGTTTACAGCGATGATCCAAAAGATTTGAGCACAATGAAATATGCTGAATTTCGGGCGGCGTATTTTGAGATTATCAAGAAATCGTGCGACCGGCTTAAGCCTGACAGTTTTGCCTGTTTTGTGGTGGGCGAGGTTCGGGACAAAAAAGGCAATTACATCGATTTCGTGGGCGATACTGTGCAGGCTTTTTGCGAAGCCGGTCTACATTATTACAATGAAGCAATTTTGGTAACCGCGGTTGGCTCATTGCCAATAAGGGCAGGGCGGCAATTTAGCGCAGGCCGCAAGCTAGGAAAAACCCATCAAAATATACTGGTTTTTGTCAAAGGCGATGGCAAAAAAGCTGCCAGCCGATGCGGGGAGGTAGAAGTTGATGAATTATTGTTTGATACCGTAAGCGTCCATTAAAGCGGATTTGCCAGCTTCTATGCACAATTCAATATTTTTGCCAATTTGCACTGCAAACCGTGGGTTTGTATACGCCATATGCGCGTCAAGCACTTGCGCCCGTATATTGCCCAATCGCGGAAATCTTGCAGCAATGGCAATGGCCTTTTGCCAATCTTTATTCATTGCCGCGGTCTTCAATTTACTTAGTTTTGTGTCCATACGCAGACAATATATGAACAAGCGTTATTTGCAAGTTTATTTACTTATGACAGGACAGACAGCAACGCTTGAGTCTGACGGTAAACCGTTTATTTCATTGAAAAAAGCTGCCTAAGCTACTGGCTATAAAAAGAATGTCATTCAAATCGCACCGTCCGACCGACAAAACAAGGCAACAAGCGCAGAGCGCCAGCGGGCTTGGCTTGCCTCAAGATCAGATCGCCGCGCTGATCGGCATCGCCCCTGACACGCTCCGCAAGCACTACGACCTCGAGCTAGGTCTGGGCAAGGCTCAAGCCTCGGCTGCGGTGGCTAAGACGCTGTTTAACAAGGCCACGGTGGGCCAGGACACCACAGCGATGATCTGGTGGACGAAGGCTCAGATGCGGTGGTCGGAGACTATGCGGCAGGAGCATACCGGCAAGGATGGCGGCGGTATTGTGATTCACATCAGCAGCCAGGACATCGATCTTGTTTAACGCCACAGCAGCCCAAAGCAGGGCCACAGGGCTGATGACCGGCGATGCCAAGCACGTCATGCTGGTTGGTGGATCAAGGTCAGGCAAGACCTTCGTTGCGCTCCGAGCACTGATTATCCGAGCGACCCTAGCACCCAAGAGCAGGCACGTTGTCTTGCGGTTCCGGTTCAACCACGTCAAATCCTCGGTCATTCTTGACACCTTTCCGAAGGTGATGGCGCTTTGCTTTCCGCAGCTTACCTACGTCATCGACAAGACCGACTGGTACGCAACCCTGCCAAACGGTTCCCAGATCTGGTTCGGCGGGCTGGACGACAAAGACAGGACTGAGAAGATTCTCGGGCAGGAATACGCCACGATCTTTTTCAACGAATGCAGCCAGATCCCCTTGTCGGCCCGAAACATGGCGATCACACGCCTCGCGCAGAACTGCGTGGCAGTAGTGGGCAACCAGCAACGACAGATGCGCCTGAAGGCGTTTTACGACTGTAACCCTCCTTCTATGGCCCATTGGACGTACAAGATGTTTGTCCGAAAAATCGAACCGGAGTCGGGCAAAGCCCTGGCTGATTTGCTCAACTTCAGCATGATGACCATCAATCCTCGAGACAACCTTGAGAACCTGCCGCCCGACTACATCAAGGAGCTGGAGAACCTGCCGGCCCGGATGCGCCTGCGGTTTCTTGAAGGCAAGTTCGCAGACATAGCCGCTGGTGCTCTTTGGAACGTCGAGATGATCGACACCCACCGCGAAACCTCGGGGCTTCCGGACATGCTGCGGGTGGTGGTGGCAGTCGATCCCTCCGGCAGCGGGGACACCGACAACGCCGGGAACGACGAGATCGGGATTATTGTCGCTGGTCTAGGGATTGACGGTCGCGCCTACGTCCTCGAGGACTGCACAATGAAGGCTGGTCCAAGCGTCTGGGCCAATGTCGTAGCGACCGCTTATGACCGTCACGCAGCCGATTTGGTGGTGGCTGAGAAGAATTATGGTGGCGAAATGGTCAGACATGTGATAAAAAGCGCAAATCCGTACCTGAAATGCGAGTTAATCAACGCAAGCAGAGGTAAAGCGGTGAGAGCGGAACCCGTTTCGGCATTGACTGAACAGGGCAAGATCCGGTTCGGCGGCACGTTCCCCGAGCTTGAGGACGAACTTTGCTCCATGACGACAAACGGGTACACGGGCGAACGCAGCCCGAACCGCGCCGATGCCTTCGTCTGGGCCATGACCAAACTGTTCCCCGGCATCATCAAGACCGATGCTAAAGCGCAGCGCAAGCACGTTATGCCAACCCAAAACATCAATCGCGGTGCAACCTCTTGGATGGGTGCTTAAATGAAAGCCGGACTCTATGCCAACATCAACGCCAAGCAAGACCGGATAGCCGCAGGCAGCAAAGAGAAGATGCGTAAGCCAGGTTCCCCAGGCGCACCGACTGCTAAGGCGTTCAAGCAATCGGCCAAAACTGCGAAGAAGAGGTAGCCATGCCACTGGTCAAATCAAAGTCACCCGCCGCCTTCCGTAAGAACATCAAGGCCGAGGTCGCTGCGGGCAAGCCGGTAAAAGAAGCGGTGGCCGTTGCCTACGCGGTCAAACGCGGCGCGATGATGAAAAAGAAGGCAGGGCGTGGCTGATCCAAAATTCGTTGATATTTCAAAGTTCACGCCTAACGAACAGGCGGCTTTGCAATATCATCGCAACCATCTGACCGGCGGCACGGGGTTAAAGAACGCGGATGGTTCAACCACTACGTTCATGGGTTCCGTTGTGGATACGCCAAGCGGCGGCGCAATGATCCTCCCAACGTATTGGCACGGCGAAATTAGGGACGTACCGCAAGCGATGAAGTTTGCAACCAAAAGCGGCGTAACCTTTCCAGAGTACAAGTCGGTGAAAGACGCTCTGGCGGCGGAACAACGGATGCACAAAATTATGGAACAAGACGTTGAATCCTACGGGGCGGCTAAATAGTGTCCTATCACGATACCGGCATCAACGAAGCAGGCGCGGTTGCAAGCGGCGGCACAAAGTCCGACCGTGGCAACGGCGAGATGCTGGCGACCATGCGGACGCGCCTCACGATGGCGATCTCGGCCTACTCGGACTCGCGTGAGGACGAACTGGACGACCTGCGCTTTCGTGCGGCCTCACCCGACAACCAGTGGCAGTGGCCTGCTGATGTGCTGGCGACCCGTGGCTCGGTGCAAGGCCAGACGATCAACGCTCGGCCTTGCCTGACGATCAACAAGCTGCCGCAGCATGTGCTGCAAGTCACCAACGACCAGCGCCAGAACCGGCCCAGCGGCAAAGTGATACCCGCCGACGACAAGGCTGACGTAGAGGTTGCAGAGATTTTTAACGGTCTGGTGCGCCACATTGAGTACATCTCGGATGCCGATGTTGCTTACGACACGGCCTGCGACAACCAGGTCACGTTTGGCGAAGGGTACTTCCGCATCCTGACCGAGTACTGCGACGACAACACCTTTGAGCAGGATCTGCGGATCGGGCGCATTCGGGATTCGTTTTCCGTCTACATGGATCCGACGATTCAAGACCCGTGCGGATCAGACGCGGAATGGTGTTTTATCAACCAAGAGTTGACCACCGAAGAGTACGAGCGCGAGTTTCCCGATGCCTCGCCCCTGTCCAGCCTTGCCTACGGTGTGGGCGACGGGCAACTGAATGCTTGGATTAACCAAGACACGGTGCGGATTGCCGAGTACTTCTACATCAAGCACGAAGCCAAAAAGCTGAACCAGTACGCCGGTGGAATGACCGCAATGGCCGGTTCGCCCGAGGCAAAGCAAATTGAAATGATGGGTTTGCAAGCCATAAAGACCCGCGATGTGGACGTTCGGCAGGTCAAATGGTGCAAAACCAACGGGTTTGAGGTGCTGGAAGAGCGCGATTGGGCGGGCAAATACATCCCCGTTATCCGCGTGATTGGCAACGAATTTGAGATAGACGGGCGGATGTACGTCAGCGGTTTGGTGCGAAACGCCAAGGACGCGCAACGGATGTACAACTACTGGGTGAGCCAAGAGGCCGAGATGCTGGCGCTGGCACCCAAGGCACCGTTTATCGGCTACGGCGGTCAGTTTGAGGGTTACGAGACCCAATGGAAAACCGCGAACATTAACAACTGGCCGTATTTGGAAGTCAATCCCGATGTAACCGACGGAGCTGGAGGGCCGCTGCCGCTCCCGCAACGCGCACCGCCCCCGCTGGCGCAGAACGGGTTGCTGCAAGCAAAACTAGGTGCAGCAGACGACATCAAAGGCACGACCGGCCAATACGATAGCAGTCTCGGCGCGGCCGGCAATGAAACCTCTGGAAGGGCTATCCTAGCTCGTGAAAAGCAGGGAGACACCGGCACCTACCACTTCATCGACAACCTTGCTCGAGCCATTCGCTACGCTACGCGGCAGTTGGTTGACCTAATCCCGCACATCTACGACACCCAACGGGTGGCAAGGATTATCGGGATCGATGGCGAAACTGACCAAGCAATGATCGACCCAACGCAGCCAGAGGCGGTGCGAAAGATTGTAGACCAGCAGACCGGCGCTACCATCAAGAAGATCTACAACCCCAACGTCGGCAAATACGATGTTGCGGTAAGCACCGGCCCGAGCTACATGACCAAACGGCAGGAGTCGTTGGATGCAATGTCGCGGCTCTTGCAAGGCAATCCGAACCTCTGGGCGGTGGCTGGCGACTTGTTCATCAAGAACATGGACTGGCCTGGAGCGCAGGAAATGAGCAAACGCTTTGCCAAGACCATTGACCCGAAGTTGATGGACGACTCCGAAGCCTCGCCAGAACTGGCGCAAGCGCAGCAACAGATGCAAGCAATGAGTCAAGAGATGCAACAGATGCAAGCCATGCTGCAAAACGTCAGTCAGTCGATGGAAGCCCAAACGCTGAAGGTCAAGGAGTTTGAGGCCGAAGTCAAAGCCTACGATGCCGAAACCAAGCGGATCTCGGCGGTGCAGGCTGGCATGAGCGAAGAGCAAATCCAAGATATCGCTATGGGCGTAGTTGCGGCGGCAATGGAATCGCAAAGCATGATGAACCAGATGCCTGAGATGCGCGAAGAATCTATGCCTATGGACATGATGCCGCAGGGCATGGAACAAATGCCGCCTGACATGGGCCAGATGCCACAACAAGGACTGCCGCAATGAAATGCAACGACTTTCTAGGGATGTTGTTCCTAGCGCGGGACGTAGCGCACTCTGTGCATCTGAACACCCGCAGCTATTCCAAGCACGTTGCGCTGAACATCTTCTACGAGCGTGTTGTGGGCGTTGCGGACGACTTTGCCGAAGCCTACCAAGGCCGCTACGGTCTGATCGGCCCAATCTCGCTGATGTCTGCCAAGAAGACCGGAAACATCATTGAGTTTCTGGAAGATCAGATGAAAGAGATTGAATCCGTCCGGTTTGACGTTGTGGATAAGTCTGATAGCGCGTTGCAGCAACTCATCGACAACATCATTGAGTTGTACGCCCGAACATTGTACAAACTGAAATTCCTTGCTTAGGACACCACCATGTCAGCCAACTATAAAAATCTTAGCGCCACCACGCAGGTCAAGGTGGGGTTTACGGTCTTGAAGGGCATCTTTGTCAGCGCCGCAAGTTCAACGCCGCTGATCACCGTCTACGATTCTGGCACTGCAAACACGGGTGACCCAACGATACTGGGCGTGTTTGCTCCCGCAGCGGCAACTAACCACACTTTTACCGCGAATGGCATCACGGCAAGCAACGGACTCTACGTTGTCATATCGGGAACGGTAACAGCGACTCTCTTTTTTGAATAACCGCACTGGCGCGGAACGCCAGGGATTCCAAGGAATCAAGCCATGTCTGACGAAGTACTAGCGGAAGCACCCGCGCCGGAACAGGTTGCCACGGCGGCACCTGAACCTGAGATTGCAGCGCCGGTAGAAACACAACCGGAGTCACCGAAAAGTTTCTCGCAAGAGGAACTGGACGCGGCTATCGGGAAGAGGCTTGCAAGAGAGCAGAGGAAGTGGGAACGCGAAGCACGGCAGGCCGAAGCACCAAAGCCCGTCCCTGTGGAGCATGTTACGCCGGAACAATATACAACGACCGAGGAATACGTTGAAGCATTGACGACTTCCAAAGCGCAACAGATTGTTCAGCAGCAACAGTACGCGAAACAGCAACAAGAGTTGCTTGGTAGCTATCACGAAAAGGAAGAGGATGCGCGTGGCCGGTACGAGGACTTTGAACAAGTCGCGTACAACCCCAAGCTGCCGATTACCAACGTGATGGCCCAGACAATTCAGGCTGCGGATAACGGCCCAGATATTGCATATTATCTTGGCACAAATCCAAAGGAAGCTGACCGCATTGCCCGCCTTACGCCGATCTTGCAGGCTAAAGAAATAGGACGATTGGAAGCGAAGGTTGCTTCCGAACCCGCTACAAAACGTACATCCAGCGCACCTGCGCCGATTTCACCCGTCACCGCCCGTGGAGGTCACTCCAGCGGTTTCGATACCACAGACCCAAGGTCAGTTAAAACCATGACCACAAGCCAGTGGATTGATGCCGAAAGAGCGCGACAAGTGAAAAAGCAGGAAGCGAGGAACCGCTAACTACTTTTAGGAGTTTTTCATGGCTAACAGCCTACTTACAATTGATATGATCACCAGGAAGTGTCTCGAAATCCTCGAAAACAACCTGGTTCTTTCCCGCAACGTCAACAAAGAGTACGACGACAGCTTCGCCGTTGAAGGTGCCAAGATCGGTTCGACCCTGCGGATTCGTCTGCCGGATCGCGCTCTGGTGACCGACGGGGCCGCGCTGCAAGTGCAGGACGACAACGAGCAGTTCACCACGCTGACGGTTTCCAGCCAGAAGCACATCGGCATTAACTTCACCACCGCCGAACTGACCATGCAGCTGGACGACTTCGCGGAACGTGTTCTCAAGCCGCGTATCAGCCAATTGGCGTCCAGTGTGGATGCTGACGTTGCCAACGCCTACAAGTCTATTTTTAACACCGTTGGCACTCCGGGCACCACACCCGCCACTGCGCTGGTGCTGCTGCAAGCGCAGCAGAAGCTGAACGAGTCGGCGGCTCCCATGTCGCCGCGCTACGCAACTGTCAACCCGGCTGCGAACGCTGGGCTGGTGAACGGCCTGTCGGGCTTCTTCAACCCGACCAGCACGATCTCCCGCCAGTTCAAGACCGGCATGATGGGTGAGGGCGTTCTGGGCTACGACGAAATGAATATGTCGCAGTCGATTGTCAACCACACCACGGGCAGCCGCGCAGGAACCATTCTGGTCAACGAAACGGTCGCTACCCAAGGGCAAGCTACTATTACTCTTGACGGCCTTACGTCTGCCACCACAGTAACAGCGGGCGATGTGTTTACCATTGCTGGCGTGTATGCGGTCAACCCGCAGACCCGTCTTAGCACCGGTAGCCTGCAACAGTTTGTGGTGACCGCCGCGCAAACGGCATCGTCGGGCGACATGGTAAATATGGCTATTTCGCCGCCCATGTACACGGCTGCAAATGCGCTGGCGACCATCGACGCGTTCCCGGCTAACAACGCTGCGGTGACGTTCGTTGGAACCGCGTCCACCGTGTACCCGCAAAACTTGGTCTATCACAAGAACGCGATCACGCTGGCTACGGCTGACCTCTTGCTCCCGCAAGGTGTTGATATGGCTTCGCGCCAAGTGCATAACGGGATCTCGATGCGTATCGTGCGTCAGTACGATATCAACAACGACCGTATGCCTTGCCGGGTTGATGTGCTCTATGGTTTCGCCACCATTCGCCCGCCGATGGCTTGCCGGATCTGGGGTTAACCAAAACGCCCCCGCACAGCGCGGGGGCAATTCAATCTTTCAGGAGAAGCAATCATGGCACTTCCTTCAGTTGGTGGCGGCTATCAGTTTACTGATGGCAATACGAATGAACTGGAAATCGACACCCAAGCAGCACAGCAAACGGCAACTGCAACTGCAACGCTGACGACCGCGCAAACCCTTGGCGGCCTGTTGGTGGGCGATCCGACGACCACGGCGGCGACCTACACTTTCCCCACCGCCACGGCAATCGACGCAGTAATGACCAACATGAAGACCAACAGCACGTTCAGGCTGACGGTTATCAACATTGGCACCAGCACCGGCATTATTACGATGGCGGTTGGCACAGGCATTACTGCTGTTGGCAACCTGTTGGTTGCCATCACCGGCAGTGCGGCGGGCGTTGGTGGCGCGGCGCAGTTCCTGTTCCGCAAAACCGGCACCGCAGCCTACACCGTGTACCGTGTAGCCTAAGTAACACCCGCCCCTTAGCAATAGGGGGCGGGATTTGGAGAAGATCATGGTTATTTACATGCGGCATCCAGTCCACGGCACCAAGGTCGCTATTGCGGAGGCCGAGGCCGAAGCCGATGCCAAGAACGGTTGGGAACGCTATGACGCAGGTTCGTTGCTGACACCTAGCGAATCCGTCCTGAACGAATTGGCTAAACCTCGCGGGCGACCGCGTAAGGAACTCGCGGCATGACCACCAGCGCGGGAGACCAGATCAACGGAGCGTTGCGCCTTATTGGTCAACTGGCCGAAGGGGAAACGCCTTCTGCGGCGACTTCCGATGATGCGCTGACTGCGCTGAACCAGATGCTGGATAGCTGGTCGGCTGAACGCCTGTCGGTGTTCTCTACGCAAGACCAAGTGTTCACCTGGCCTGCCAATACCGCCACGCGAACGCTCGGGCCTACTGGTAATTTTGTGGGCAACCGTCCTGTGCTGGTGGATGACTCAACGTACTTTGTTGATACCAGTAACAACATCAGTTTTGGCATCAAGCTGATAAACCAGCAGCAGTACAACGGTATTGCGGTAAAGACAGTCACCAGCACTTACCCGCAGGTCATGTTCGTAAACATGAAAATGTCAAATATTGAGATGACTGTGTACCCGGTGCCGAGTAAAGCACTTGAATGGCACATTATCAGCGTCACCGAGCTAACCGAGCCTGCAACCTTGGCAACCACGTTGGTGGTTCCTCCCGGCTATTTGCGCTGTTTTCGTTTCAATCTGGCGGCTGAGATTGCTGCCGAGTTTGGCGTGGAGCCGCCGCCCCAAGTGCAGCGGATCGCCATGTCCTCCAAGCGCAACATCAAGCGGATCAACAACCCCGACGATGTAATGAGCCTGCCGTATTCCATCGTGGCAACTCGCCAACGGTTTAATATCTATAGTGGGAACTATTGATTGAAAACACCCATCCTTGGCGGCAGCTATGTCGCTCGGTCAATTAATGCGGCAGACAACCGCATGGTCAACCTGTTTCCCGAAGCAATACCGGAAGGTAGTGGCGGCAAAGAGGCGGGCTTTTTGCTGCGGTGTCCGGGCTTGCAACTGCTTGCCACCGTAGGCAGTGGCCCTATTCGCGGCTTGTGGGTTACCAACGGTATCGCCTATGTGGTGTCGGGCAGTGATTTCTACAGC